GCTGCTCTGCTCGGCGATCCCCTGACGATTTCACAGGAATAGGTTTCTTTCTGATTGCTGCAATCTTCTTCATGACCTTCTTCACTGTAGGTTTCACTGCCTTCAGAAGTATGTCAGCCAGAGGTTTTGCTAGCAGTGCTGAAGTAGTTGCAATCACAGCAACACCACCGACCTGTACAACCTGACCACCACTAGGAAGTCCTGCTACTATCTGTTGAGGTAGTGGGACTTTTTCTGTTATCTGGACACACTCGTTGCCCATCAGTTTATATTCAACAACCTTCTTTCTAAATCCTTCTACCAGTGTGCCTACAGGTTCCTTTGCTTCCTGTGCTGGTGTAGGACAATCTATCTTGGCAGTAGCAGCAGGAGGGTTTACTTCTGGTGCTTTGACATCTGGAGTTTCTGGTGCTTCTGGTGATTTGACTTTAGGTACAGGTGCACTGTACTCATACTTCATTTGATCTGGAGCATAGTCAATCGGATTGAACGATGGCATTCCACTATCACAGAAGATCTTTGTTCCTCTGGCATCATCTGCTTTGATAGTATCACTCTTGTCACTCTTTTCATGTGCCTCAACACACCCAGGCATATTAACAATAGGAACACCCACCTGCTGCGTTATAGGCACAACAGGTGGGATTGCTTGAGGTGGATTCAGAACCCAGGCAGGTGTGCCTGGGATACCAATCTCACTAATTTGATTTGATTTTATTTTAATGTCAGGAATATCCATCAATCATCTTTGAACAAATTGAAGATACCAGTCCAAATGGAATGAAAAAACACATATAGAAAAAAAGTTTCTGTTGCTTCTTTCTTTGCCTGTTTTTTATAAGTCGTCGGTGCCATAATGATTTTTCAAGTATTCTTTTTCCTGTTGGTATGGAGTTTTCTTCTGGGTCCAGATCTCATAACCTTCTACAAGATCTGGAATCAACCACTGGTCAACACGGTAGCAATACTTCCAGTTGACAGGTTGAATACAATTCATCACGACAACTTGGAAGAATGCTACTAGGTGGATCCAGAGACTATTCATTACTATTTAATAAACCCCTCTTCACGCAACCATTTTTTAGTCAGTGGAGTGGGTTCGTAGTCAGTCCACATTGTGCCACGAGCACAAGATTCAAGTGCATCCTGAGTCATCCTTTCAGTCTTGCCTGCCCAGGTTGCTTCTGCTTCCCAAGGACGTGCTGCAGGTGGATAAGAACGTGCTACCATCTCTCTCCAGATCATAGGAACATCCTCTTCTGGTTTGATGATGGCAATCATAGAGTTCTTGATAGAACCTGCCATACAGTCTTGAGCAGCGTGCCAACCTTCATGACGCATGACACTCATGAGTACATGTGGACGATGCATATAAGCATCATTCAGATAGAAATTATTGCTGACAGTATGGTAAACACCACGATGACCAACAGGGAAATACTTCTCATCAGCAAGATATACTTTCACACCAACCTGAGTCAAAGCATTTAACATACGAGCAAACTCTTCGGAAACAATATCCCAATTTGCATCAGGATATTTTTCTCTGAGCATGTCAGCACCCCAAATTTGCTCTACTCCATCTGTGCATTCTTGAACAAGCATACATCCCATAGAATCCATGGTGTTGTATCCTTTAATGTGACCTCTCTCATGATCTGCTAGTGCAGGAGTTGCTGCAGTCAAAGAAAGCAGCAGAGGGAGTAGAAATTTTTTCATAATAATTAGAACGAAGGAATAGCAGGACCAGTAACTGCAGGAGCACCACCACCAACTGCAGGAGCAGCAGGTAAAGCACCACCAGTTACATCAGGTAGTTCTGGCATAGCAGAATCAATTAGACCAGGAAGGGCACCAGTGATTGCTTCGGTAGCATGTTTGGTGACCTGCTCTTTGACACCCTCAATGAGAGCATCACGTTGGAGATAGATGTATGTTCCTCCACCGATTATAGCAGCTGTGCCGAGAAATGACAACACTGCTAGTCCGTTAATTAGTTTTTGCATAGTATTACATTTTGTATTTTTCGTCTGAATCTGTGACAATCTTGATAGGTGCCTGCTCAACTCTAATTGTTTGAGTGGGTCCGTTCTCCTTTGCAGCAGCAATGAGTCTTTCGAGATCTGCTTTGGTGATTCCACCAGCAGCACCTGCAGCAGCATTTTGCTGTTGCATTTTCATAGTCCCATCACCAGATTTTTTAGCAGTCTGGACTCCGAACGTAGCTAAAACCCCAGTGAAGACACTGGCGATGAAAGTCGGATCGAGATCTTGTTCAGGAAACTGAAGTGCTTTTGGAAGATCTACATATGCTAAGGTCAAGATACCACCAGACCATACTAAAATTCCTAACCTTACGAATGTAGATAAGATAGCAAGTTGCTCTTCCTTATCTTCAGATGCCTCCTTAAGTTTACCGAAAATACCCTTCTTTTTGGGGTCTTCGGGTTTTACTTCTTCGGTCATTCGTAAAAAGCGTGGCAGCTTTATTTAGGATTCTACGACCTTCTTCTTGCCGATGTTATATTTTGATTCCAACGTCCAGTTGTTTTTGTCTTTGAACGCAATGACTTTGATCTGATTCAGAGGTGCTGCATCAGCAATCTTTTCTTGACCAGACGAATCGATTGCTACCAGTTCCCAGTCAACCAGTAGTTGAATAATTCTGTTGCGACGTTGCACATCATTCAGAGAAAGGTTTGCCCTCTTACCATCCAGAGCAAACAATTCCTTAAAGTGAACGATATAATACTTGCCTTTCTTGTGTAGGATGTGGCAAGACTGATAGATCTTTTTCTCTCTACGAGATGCCACACCGATGCGAGTCAAGGTCTCTCTAACCTTTAGGAAATCATCAGGTTCTTTCAACGTAACCTGCACCATGGACTCCTCAGTCCACTGAATCTCTTCCTGCATCATCTGTTCTTTCCTCCAGTTTTCAATTTCTCTTTCATGTAAATAAGTTGTTCCTGGGTCAGAACTCGCAGAGCAGAACGTGCCTTGTCATTACTAAACCCATAGTATTTTTTAACCGTATCAAGATCACTTTCCTTTTCTGATTTAAGAAAAGGGGCAAACCGTTTACGTTTCCTCACACTATTTAGATAAAAGTGAAATTGAAGTTTGTTGTCAAGAAAAGAATGCATGTTCATCTCATTAGAGAGGAACAAAGTATCACTGTGTGCTGAGAAAAGTTTGTTGACAATCCATGCAGGATACTTCTTCTCCCACAATGGATCTTCACCATCCATAAGATCATTCTTATTGAGGTTGATGGAGTTGAGATAGTCCTTGAGAGGATAGTTAGTATCGAAACTCAAATCAATGCCTCCAGAGGTGAACCACAGTTGTAATTAGTAACAAGAAGTTCAGTCTTCTTGTTGTTTTGACGGTGAACCATACCGTACTGAAGTTTCCAGTAACGTTGGTAATAGTTCTTGTAACGTTCCTCCAACCAGTCGTTCACGTTGTAAGTAATCATGAACTTGTGCAGGCAACCATCAACATGGTCAGCAAACACATGGTGGTCAAAGTTCCTGTGCATCTCACGGTCTTTGCCGTAGAGAAAGTCCTTGATGTCATAGGGAGGATCAAGGAACACAAAGACATCCTGACCAGGAGTCTGCAGCAGTTCTGAATAGTCCACGTTAGTGATCTTCCAGTTCTGAATCAGTTTGCTGTACTCCAGCAGCATCTCTGTGCCACGAAGACTGAAGTTGCTGTTCGATGCAGTGGGAGAGAACGAAGAGTTCTGAGTCAGACCAGAGTATGAACACTTGTTCATCATCCAGAACATGACTGCTTGGTCCACACCAGTAGCATCGTCAATCTCATTGGCAAACTGATTGAAGACCTTACGGCATTCTTCAGTCTGTTTGTTGAGGTCAGTCTTCAGTTTGAACAGACGTTCGGATAGTTCTTCTGCATTGTCACGCAGTTGAATCCAGAAGTTGTACAGAGGTACATACAGGTCGTTCACCCATACAGACTTCCCAGGCATGTGCTTGGCAACGTTGATTGCCATGCTGCCACCACCAAGGAAGGGTTCACGATACTCAGTGAATGCAGGCACCCAGTCCTGCAGTTGAGTAATTGCTTTGGTTTTGCCACCAGGATAACGAAGTGGGGATCGATCAGTTGTACGCATCATTTGAGTGCCTTGTAAAGTCCGTAGGTAAGGTTGTTCACACCCTGTGCCATTATACGATATCCAGTCCCAACATACAACTGTCCGAGGACAACTGCAATAGTGGCAGTGCCCCAGAAGTAGTAGTAAAAACGAGACTTGACCTGTGCTCTAATCTTTTCTCTTTTCATAATTAAAGTACGAGTTTTTTCTGTGGTGTCTTCAAGATTGAGAACATATCGTTGTATTGATCAACGATTTCATCCTGAGGTTCTGTGATGTAAACCACATATGCTCGTGGAATCTCTAGTTCAACTCCCCTGCCCTTCAGGATAGGAGACCAGGGAGCAAAGGCAATCTGACCTTGCCCTGAGGGGATAGCAACAATAGGATTGGTGATGACAATAGTATTGTCTTTAGTCTCTAGAAGGTCGCACACGACATCTTCACCAGACCACATACGAATTAGTTTTACGTTCATTTGAATTCACACTCCATCATAATTTCAGTTAGACATGCCAGGGTATTGATCTCCTGGTCAGCAGCAAATGCTGCTTGATATTGATACTTACCTAGGATCAGGACTGCTTGTGCAATCGAGATAGGTTGCAGGTGGACATATGCTGCCTCATAGATCTTACGAAACAGGAGAGCAGTATCGTTATCCAGATTTTGAACTACCCACTTACGGACTTCTGCGAACTTCTTGTTCTTGAGTGATGAGATGAGTCCATTGATATTGAGATCATCTGCAGAAGCAAGGATAGCAGAGTCAATCGCACCAGTAGCAGCGTATCTTTGTAGTTCATTGAGAGTGCGACGGAAGTCGGGGAAATGTTTTTGTACTAGTTTTGCGACAACCTTGTCATCAAATTGTACATTCTCTTTCTCAAGAATAGTCCTGACACGGTTGAAGAACTGTCCAGCCAGTGCTGCTTTTTCTGGTCCTCGAGCTGTGAACTCGACCACTGAGCATCTGGAGTGGAGAGGTTCGATAATTTTGTTCTTGTAATTACAGGTGAAGATGAATCGGCAGTTGCGATTAAATTCCTCAATAGACGCCCGTAGTAAGAGTTGTACATCGTTGGTTGTGTTATCAGCTTCGTCAATAATGATGACTTTGTGCTTGCAAGCAGATGCTTGTAGTGAGACGGTCGAAGCAAAACCCTTTGCTTGGTTTCGTACTGTGTCAAGAAAACGTCCTTCATCAGATCCATTGATAATTATATAGTCAGCACCGAGTTCCTCACACAGTGCTTTGGCAACAGAGGTTTTGCCGATACCAGCAGAACCTGCAAGAAGTAGATTAGGGATCTCACCCTTCTCTACAAACGATTGGAAAACTTTTTTGGATGCATCAGGGATGATGCAATCATTCACAGTCCTGGGACGATACTTCTCAACCCAGATAAAATCATTACGAATCATTCAAAAATTACTCCAAAGGTCGGATAAACTCATTACAGATCATGTCGGTAGCACCGAACATCATCTTCATATATTCTACACCCTCCATAGGTGTAGTGTGGTCTCCACAAGTGAAGACATCACAGACTGCCATCTTCATCTCTGGCCAAGTATGAATGCTGATATGAGACTCAGCAAGCATAGCAACACAAGTAACACCTTGAGGTTCAAACTTGTGAGAGTTTATAGCAAGTAGTGTAGACTTGCATCTTTTGGATGCAGAGTACACAACATCCCTTACAAAGTGCTCATCATCCATCAGTCCAGGATTAGCACCTGTAAGAGTAAATAAAATATGTTTCATTCATCACACCCAATCTGGTTTGCGGGATCCGTCACGAAGATAATTAGATGCAACCCAAGGTTTGCTGCTAATGTAATTCTTGTAAGCAGTAAAAGTGTCAATGCTTGTGTCATGTTTAAACTCATCGGGCATTGCTCTCACGAATGGTGTAACAAGACGCACATCACCAGTTGGGAAGATCTTGGTTGCTGCGACTATAGTTTTGAGGCAGGAGTGTTCTTTTTCAAATCGGTGTTGATACTCTTTGCAGAGTGCAAAACCGTGAGAAATTAACCACCAAGAATTGTGAATGGATTCGTTTGCCCAGATGGTGCAAGGGTGGTTACGAAACGCACCCTTCTCTGTGCTGTATGGTTCTCCGTTCATCTTGGGTAGTGTGCCGTACCCGTGTCCCCACTTGTCAGATGCCACGATAGCAAGCATCTGACAGGTCTCTAGAGGCATCTTGACAATGTGCTTGTCGGGCAGCACATGTGCACACTCAGTAGGACTGGGGTGGGTTACAAAGATGTTCATGGTTCAAGTGCAATCCAATACTTCACATCATAATCCCTGTTGGTGAAGAGTGCAACACTAGATTGACTAATCTCAACATGGTAGTTGCCAGGAATCATGCGAAGATTTTCGACCTTGAAGCAGTAGCAGAACTGTTCTTCAGTTTCACCAACGATCACACTGAAAGAGTTGCTGGTGTCATTCTTCTTGTCACAGACAGCAACCTGAATCTTATCGTCTTCAGAATAGACACACAGGTCAGGAACCTGATAGACAGAAGATGCACTCAGCAGTTTCTGCAGATCTTCCTGGGGGAGATCAAACTCAACATCAACAGACGGCAGTTGGATATCCTTGCTAGGAGGTTTGACAATGATCTCAGGATCAGCATAGTAATACTTAGATCGTGCACGACCTTTCTCAGTAGTTACAGTTACGAAGGAGTCGGACTGAAGATCAAAGACAGGTGCATCAAACAGACTAACACCACCCAGAAAAACACCAAGGTCATAGATAGCAACTTGCTTAGAGAACTCCTCTGTAACAGTTGCTTTTGCAAGAATGTTTTTGTTGACTGATAGAGTAGAGACAACATTGCCAGGTTCAATAACAATCGACTTATTGATTGTACTGAAATTCTTAAGGATCTTGGTCAGATCGTCACTTACCTTTACTTTACTCATCGGTTAGGATACTCCTCACGGTTTGCATTTTTATCATTGAAGTGTAGCAGCAAGAGTGCATAGTGCAAGATCTTGATGATATCACGTCGGGCTGTGCCTTTCTTATCATATCGAGAGGCATACTTCAGGATGTTGGATCGGCAGAATGCCTCTGCATCACCCACAGACTCAATCAAATCTAGAGTCTGAATCTTTTGTTCACCAGCAGAGTAATGCTGGTTGTATGTTTGGGAGATATAATCTCCCAACTCTTTTAGAAGTTCTTCTTCATTGTACTTCCAGTTGTGCATTGCAGTCATAATATAACAGATGTAGTCTATCAGAAAGGTGCTTCATTGTCAACCAGAGTCTCACCAGCATCTACCTTGGTATACAGTTCCAAGAAAGACTGCTTCACGTCATCGTCGAAACGATTGACGCAGTTAGTGATTGACTTGATACGATCACCAAAGATGCTGTATGCCTGAACAATGTGAACCAGACGACGGGTAGTGACAATCTCATCAACACCACCAGAATAGAAAGTCTTGCGGATCACATCTGCCCAGATGACCAGTTTCTCAATGAAATCTTCATCACATTTGTTGAACTTGTGGCACACATTTTGGAGAATGCGAGTCTCTACAGAGACAGAAGGATAGGACTGCTCGAAGGTAACAGGAAAACGTTCCAGGAATGCTTCGTTCAGGACGTTGGTGCCGATGAATCGACCGTCGTCAGAACCCTGACCCTTGGTATTTGCAGTGGCAATCACTTGGAAACCATTAGTGGGTCGGACGTATCGACCAATTTTTTTCAGGAAGACACCCTTGCCCTCAAGCACAGACTGCAGGCACAGGATCTTGTTAGAGGCAAGGTCGATCTCATCTAGAAGCAGCACAGCTCCCCTTTCCAGAGCATCGACGACTGGACCGTTGTGCCAGACAGTATTGCCGTCAACAAGACGAAAACCACCAATAAGGTCATCTTCATCGGTTTCGATGGTGATGTTCACCCGAATGAGCTCTCTATTTAGTTGAGCACATGCCTGTTCCACACCAAAGGTCTTACCATTTCCTGACAGACCAGTGATGAAAGTTGGGTAAAAAATCTTAGACTTGATGATTTTTTTCAAGTCAGAGAAGTTCCCGAACGGGACAAAAGTCTCGTCTTTAGTTGGAACAAAATTCATATCTTCCCGAACGGGAGAACCAGCAGGGGCATTGTAAGTCTTCTCCAGATTGTCAATATTGATTTGCCAGTTACCACGAGAAACTTTGTAGTTCTCGATACGTGCACAGACAGTAGGGTACGAGGTGCCAAAGTAATTTGCAGCAGCACGAACACTGTCGGTGGTAATGTTCTTACCATAGTTACTGACCAGATAGTCGGCAATCTGCTCGGTGGTCAGGGTAGACTTGGCAGGCATTGAATCCATCTCTCTTGAGTACCTCTAAATTATAGCATGGAAAAGGGGGGTGGGAACCCCCCGAGGACAGTATGTCAGGTGAACACTGCTGTCACACCAATCACTTGAGCACCTGGGTTTCGTGCCAGTGCGATATGTCTGGCATGTTGGTAGTCTCTACAGATTACAATCTCGTCAAAGATTTTACCAGCAACGTATAGTTGAACTTTACACTTCATGCGATTTGAGAAATAAAGTTTGTAAGGACTTTCTTGTTTGTCATCTTAGATCCCATGTGCTTTTTGAATGCTTTGGTGAGTTGTGCTTTACTTGCACCATCATTTACAGAGATCTGTTCAGTATCACTACCTAATGATTTATCAAAGGGAAGCAGATAAACTTGATCGTATCCGACATTTTTGAGGGAAACCGAACGATCTTTCTTCCACTGTTGATCAACACTAGCATCATTGTAGTCTGCATTCAGGCACTGAAGATACCACTTGATAGAACGTTTCTCGATCAGTCGAACACCCAGAAGGTTGACATCAGGCATCAATTTCTTCACATAGTCAAGACAACCACGAGTAACCGAGCAACCGTTAGTATCAACTTCGGAAGTATAGTTTTTGCTGCGAAGAATAAGACGATCCCAATTGCGAACTTGCCTACCATATGCCTTCTCAACAGTTTCATAACGAGAAGTTTCATGATTGTACTCCTGACTATCACGAACAATAGCAGTACGAAGCATACAAGACTCACCATCAGACAGGAAGATACAGGACAATTTTTGAACTTGGTTCATCTTCTTGAATCGTTTGGCAATCTGAGGTGTCATCAGAATAGTGTCTGCCAAAGGGGTGCCACCAAGTTGAAACTTATAGTGTGAGAGACAATCAGTAGAGACTTGACCCCACAAATACTTCACACACTTTTCAAATTCTGCCTTGGTGGAACGACTGCTCAACCAGTTCGTCAGACGCATAGAGTCACTGACAAAGATATCACCTGTTTTGATATTATCAACAGCATGAAGAGGTGCATCACCATAGTCAATACTCTCAGTGAAAGAATAAACTTCAAAGGGAATACCAACTTTACGGCAGAACCACACAAGGTTCAGCAATTGCTTGACTGTATCCTTCAGGACACAACTCATTGAACCAGACCAGTCCAAGAAGAAGATCATCCCGTGATTCTGGCAGTCAGGGATCGTGGTGATCTTTTTGAAAACATCCTCATTCCACTTGTAAGTATGCAGTTTGCCCATATCAAGCACACCTGTGCGAGAGGTTGCACGACGAGCATACCCATCTGCTGCTTTCTTTGCTTCAAATTCTTTGACCAGATAGTTGACAGTCTTGATTGAAGAGTCACGGAACCTCTTCAGAGACCTCTCAACGTGTGCCCGATGATACTCATAGAACTCTTCATTCTGAGTCCACAACCGTTCTTCCATATTGGAAATAACTTCTGTGTAATCTACGATGATATTATCGAGATTGTACTGAGGAAGAGTTGCATAATTGATGTCTCTGGACTGATTATCGTTCAGTTCCATCATGCTCTCTTCCAGAGCACGGTCAGTATCACCTGCTTCGATACCACCCTCAGGGGCACCAGAAGTCTCCTCAGAGGGTTCTACCTCAGTCGGACTAGGAGATTGCTCCTCAACGTCCTCAGAGGACTCCTCAGATGCCTCAGGAGATGTGGATGCATCACCAGATGATTGTTCTTGACCATCTTTACTGTTCTGAGGTGCAACAGGTTTCTGATCTTTCTGCTGATCACCCACATATTTGTAGATCAGTTTAGCAACTTCAATAACATCAGCATAAGTTTCAGTTTCAGAAACCATCTGAACAAACTCAGATTCTTGAGCATTGAAGTCAATCATCAGATAGTCACCAATCTTGAAGTGCAGATTGATACGATCGATCAGTGGCAGTTTGTTGGCATCAGTATCTTTGACTGAGAAGAAGTCTTTCTTCCAGAGTTCTTGATACCCGTTAAAGAACGAACGGAGCAGACCAGGGTAGGTCTTCTTGATCTTCCGTTCAATACGAGCATCCTCAACGATGTTCAGGTATGACTGAGGGATACCGTCCACATTCCATTCAACTGGAGTGTAGAGAGCATGTGCTACTTCATGACCCACCAGGAGATCGTAGACATCGTTAGTCAGATCTTTCCAGATGGGCAGTGTCAGGACCCGATTCTTGACATCAAAAGATGCTGTCGATACCTTACGGTGTTCGATCAGCAAGTCTTCGGTTGCCAGCAGTTTCGCAAGTTGACCCTTGACTTCGATGGACATCCTGTTCCTCAGTTGATGTACATACTATATCCCAAGAAAAGACCCCAGTCAAGGGGTGGTGGTCACTTCTTCTTCTGTCTTTTCTCCATCTCCTTAATTGCCCTGTACCAGGGGTGCTCATAAACGGGAGTGGGAGTAGTTGTCTTTGAACTCATTGTTGTTTAGTTTCTAGCATGTATTCCACGGTATTCGCAACGTCGTTCATAGCATCACGAAGAAATGGTTGCTGTCCAGACTCCATTCGATATGGATTGTGACGATCATCCATCAGTGTCCAACGCCATTGACCCATGTCAATGCAGTACCAAAGATTGATCTTCATTTGTGAATACCCTTGGTTATGGAGAATAGGAGACTCGAACTCCTGACAGCCTGCTTGCAAAGCAGGTGCTCTACCAACTGAGCTAATTCCCCCTGTTTTTGTTTTCTTTGACGATTTGGAAATATTTTTTGTAGTACCTTTTTTTGATTTCATCTAACGTCTCCATGTCTTCCTTAAATCCCATGTACTTGAGCAGTTGATACGAACCCTCCAGTTCTGAAATGAGTCTGAGAATGTTTACGTCAGTGACTTCAAAACCACCGAACCTATATTTAGAAATATCGTCACCAGGCATTATTTATGTTGATACCTTTCAGGGTGTTTGGTTGAGTCGTGCATGTAGAAACTTATGGGGGCCAATGTTAGACCCCCTAAGATGGCAAAGATCGATGGATGTTGACCAAGGAAATGCCCGAATGCGTGGATCATGTCTCCTCTACAATAAGTTTAGAGAAATCTTGTTGTTTCTCAAACTTAATTATACGAGGAAACTTGTCAACTAGCACCTCCCCTTTATGAGATATGACAAAGATGTTTGTATCCTCTGACAGATCACGAAGGATTTTCAGAAGATCTTCAGTACCTGTGGCATCAAGACTAGAGTCAAAAACTTCATCAAGTATGAGGAGGTTGGTGCTAACTGAGTTTTTCATCTTGGCAATACTTCTCCAGGTAAAGAGTAGTGCCAAGTCGATCTTTTGTTTCTCTCCCTCAGAAAATGAGGCATAGGTAAAGTCATCACGAAAACGAGATTTAATCACCTCATTGAATTCTTCGTCAAGTTGGAAGTTGACAAAGAAGTCCATAGATTGTAGACGACTGTTGATTCTCTGATTGATAGCAGGAATGTAAGTCTTCACAATTTTAGACTTGATCCCATCATCTTTCAAGAGAGAAGAGATTAGAGTGTAACACTGCTGAAGTTTCTTGGACGACGTTAGTTTTCCTTGCAACTCCAGAAGTTCTTTCTCGAAGAGAGAAAGTTTCTTCACACTCTTAGATTGAGAATTCAATTGCTCCTCAAGAGTCGCAATCTCCTTCTCTTTCTCAGAAATTATATCATTGTTTTTTGAAATTGTAAAGTTCTTGTTCTGAATTTCCATGGACAATGTTTGGATATCCTCAGATTTCAATTTGAACTCATCAAGTTTGCCCTGCAGGATATTCATCTTGCTATCAAGATCACTGAGTGCACTGTGATATTCGATGCCTTTCTTATCCAGATTTGCTAGTTGCTCTGTACGGAAAGAGTCATCAATAGGACGGGTGCATGTAGGACAAGTCTGATTGTCAGTATAGAACTGAATCTGCTTATCACTTGTCTTGATCTTATCATTGATCTTCCAACGGATAGACTTCATCTGATCCATTGTCTTGACTGCTTCAGTCAGATCACCAAGTTGCTCAGTCTTTGCCTTGTGGATATAGTTGAGGTTCTTGACCTGCATCTGAAGCATATCATTCTCATCAGATAGATCCTCACGTTTCTGCTTTGCAGTATCAATACGTGCTCTATTGTTTGCTCTGACTTCCTGAATGTGTTCTTCCTGCATCTCAATCTGCTGCTGCTTGAACACAATGTCACGATCAGTAGAACGACAGTCAACCTCGTTCATCTTGAACCGATCCTTCAACAGATTGTTCATGGTGGAGAAAATACGAATGTCTAGCAGATCTTCAATCACCTCACGACGGTGAGCAGCAGGAAGTTGCATGAAAGGAACAAAAGTGCTACTACCAAGAATCACAACCTGAGTGAATGACTTGTAAGTCAGTTGCAGAATGTTCTTCTCAAGATATGCCTGATAGTCTTTTGCAGCAGCATCCTGATCAATCAGTTTGTCGTTACGGTGGATCTCAAACTTATTAGGTTTGATGCCACGCACAACTTTGTACTCATTCTTGCCAATCGTGAACTCAATCTCTACGAGACAATCTTTCTCATTGATAGAGTTTACTAGTTGGGGTTTGTTAATTTTACGGAATGGTTTGTTGAACAGTACAAAACACAACGCATCCAAGATGGTAGATTTGCCAGCACCATTCTGCCCAACGATGAGTGTTCCTCTCTGTGGGTTCAACTTAACTTCGGTGAACTGATTACCTGTGCTCAGGAAGTTCTTCCACCGAATCTTTTCAAAGACAATCATGTTGGGATAATAAATTCGTCAGAGTCTATAATTGAGTAACTGTATCCAAACACTTTGCAGTTATTGATTACAGTTTCTTGTTCTGTGCATTGTACTTCGAGATCCTGATGCTTATCATCTGCCTCTAGCAAGAGACGAAATCTTTCAGCATCATCTTCATTCAAAAAAATCTGAACGACTTTTTGACCTGTCATGTTATTCATAGCAGCATATACACCACCACTTTTTTCTGATAGTAGGATGTAAACTAAGTTCATAGTGCTACTGCTTCTTGATAGAGAGACTTGATAATATCTGTAACCATACCCTTATCTATATCAGTATCAACTTCCTGAATATAGTTTTCGAGCAAAGTGAGAGTATCTTCAGTCTCAACGTCTTCGTCGAGATCAGATAGTTCGACAGTCAGATCCTCAATAATTTTAAGGTCTGCGACCCCCATATCATACAGTGATTTCACAAAGTTGTCAAACTTGTGGAAGTCAGACTTCTTCTGTACGATAAGTTTGACATATCGATTCTTCAGTTCGGGGAGGTCACCAACACCATCATCATAGACAATCTTTTCAAAAGTGTTGTATGGATTCTTATAGAACTTAAGTTTCTTAGTGTCAGTGTCTAGGACATGGAATCCACGGGCATCATACACGTCATTCCAATACAACTGATAGGGATTACCTAGGTAGTTGATATTGCCGTTAGATGATTTGGTGTGATAGTGACCAGAGCAAACAAGATCAAACTTGCTGAACATACTCATGTCAAGTCCATGCTCATGCACATAACCAGGGTGTGCCATGAAACCTTTCAGTTCTAGGTGACCCATGCAGATCTTTGCCTCAGTTTCTTTGACTGCAGACATGATCTCTTGCATGTTGTCATCACAAATCCATGGCATCATCAGAATACTTGTATCATCAAATCCAATTTCACCAACTGTATCAATCACCATGATATTGTGATACTCGTTCAACAGCAGACTAGGTGCATTGACCTGCACTGTGTTCTTGTAATAGATGTCATGGTTACCCACCAACATCCACATTTGAACTCCCATCTCCCGCAACGGTTCAAACCACATCTCCTTTGCTGCGTCTAGAGATTGAAAGTTGATAGACTTTCTCTTGTCGAAGGTGTCACCCAAACAGATGACATTCTTAATCTTATTCTTTTTGATGAAAGGAATGACTACCTTGCTGTAGTATTCTTTGTAAATTTCTTGGAAAGTTTGGTTGTCATTACGAACTCCGAAGTGTTGATCGGTAATCAAAAGGACTTTCATCGATTATAGTATGACGAGTTAATTTGTTCTTTGATGCTGTTCATATCTGCCATGGCTGCAACATCATCAGCATCACCATAGAATAACTGACTGTAGTCCAATCTGTCAACAATCTTTTGCCGAATATCTAGTTGCCTCTTCTCTTTGGCAATACGTCTCAGATAAGCAAAGTAAACAATTTGTGTGAAGTACGCAAAGGGATTAGAAGATTTGTTGTGATCAAATCTATCAATGTATTGAATGCAGTTTTCAATACCATCACCAATCATGTCCTCTTTGTACATGTAATTGATGAAGTTGGGTCGATAAGAAAGGTGCGTTGCGATCTTCAGAAAACATTCACCAATGTAATTGGACACACGAGGTTTGGGCATTCCCCTTTCCTTCGCACGATTTACTTTGGTTTTGTAATCGATTAGGGCAGCAAGAAACTCCTTATTGTTTAGATAATGTTCTTTTTTCTTTGCTGGCATGGTGGTGTACATCATTTATCATTATCACCTTTTGACCAGATTATATCAAGAGATTATCTTAATGTCAAGGTATTGACATACGAGCAATTACTAAGTACAATAATCCTTGTAGAGGGTTCAGAGATTTAGAGCTTAAATATATTTTCTAGTTTTTGTTTGAAGGAGGAAATTTTTCCTTTGTACCCTTCAACATTTTTTGCCTCTACTTCATCTGCATCAATGTCAGATTCTTGTACTTGAAAGACTGCATAGTAGTGTGCCATCTCAGATGAGACTGGAGCAATAGTGATGATATCTTCTTCTTTCAGAACGAAAAATTCTGCATCAGAAAATTGCATCCATTTTTTAAAGTTGACACCTATAACTTCTTTCTCACCTTCCTCATCTTCAAATTTTTTACGAAAAGATTCTGCTACAACAGGATCAGATATCAAAACGAGAGATGTTTCTTCATCCTCGTCTGAAACTAATACTTTGGCAATAATCTCTTCACGAGTTTGCAGTTTAATAATTCCTAGAAACTCTTCGTCTTTTTTAATGTAGTTAATCATTCTTGTCTCGTAATTTGACTTCTATGATCTCATAGTCAAAATCTTCTTCGTTATATATTTTTATCCGTTCTATAAGATGATTGAGAGTATAGTTTCGGTAGTGATTACCAGAAATGTCATCTGCAATATCATATAGGGTTGCGGTTGTTTTGTTTTCACCTTTCCGAAGAACCCTTCCAATTGACTGCAAGTTGCGAATCTTTGATTTGGATGGGGAAGCAAATATAACGTTATGAAGATTTTTAATATTGATTCCTGTGGAGAAAGTTCCGTAGGAAGCAACAATAAGAGAACGTTCAGAATCTTCTGTCAGTTCCCTAATGCGTTCACGTTCTTCTACATCAACCTCACCTGTTACATAATGTACTGGTCTGTCTGTGATGCTACTATTTATCAATTCAAAAAGAGGGTCCCCGTGCTTCTCTACGAGGTTGAATAGGATGAGTGTATTACCAGGAAGATCCTTAGCAAGATTTTTGATGAACCTATTACGTTGCTCGTGACTTACAATGTAGTCCATCTCATCCTGAAAGTTCTCAAACTTCTGACTAGGATGCTTAAGAACAACAACTTTGATTCTCAGTTTGGAAAGATATCCTGCCCGTTGCAGTTCTGATGTCTTGGTAACTTTGTTGACCTTACCGAACAATCCTTCTAGGACTAACTGATGAGTCTTTGCACCCGACAACGTACCAGTAAATCCAATACGATGTCTGCACTGATGCATCTTCGTTAGGATGTTTGTCAGTGATTTTGCTTGGAAGTTATGTGCTTCATCACCAATCACCACATCAAATCTGTCGAACCACTCTCTAGATTCTTTGTGAATAGATTGCCACGTTGAGATTACAACAGGTTTTGAATGATCATACCTATCCTTACCACCATAGATCTTATGGCAGTATGCAGATGCCATCCATCCATAGTCTTCAAAGTCTTTATACATCTGCTCCACCAGTGAGGTGGTAGGCACAATCAATAGGATCTGTCTGTCATACCTCAGATGCCACCTGATCAATCCGTAGATCATTAGTGACTTGCCAGATGCCGTAGGTGACAGGATCAATCTGCGTTGGTATTTGATTGCTTGAAAGATTGCATCTACCTGATAATCTCTTGGTTGATGCTTGAGGTTCAGTGTTCTTAAAAATCCTTTAATGGCAAGGTGATTTACATTATCAGTCTCTTGTACAGGGAGACCATAGAACTTGCTGTCCTTTACTTCATATTCATAGTTGTTCTGCTCTAACCACTCGATCAGATATGGAAAGAGTCCCACATACAATTCACCTGTACCTGGGGAGTATAGTTTGATCTTACCATCCCACCATTTATATTTCCGTTGAGAACGTAGATACTTTGCGTTCGGTACATCAAACGTGAAGTAGTCAGACAACTCATAATTGATATGAGGTGGTGCAGAGATTCTGAGGTAGACTTCGTTCTTCTTGGAAATTGCAACTCTCATTGTATACCAAAATATTTTTCACATTCGATAACATTTTTGATCTGGTAGGTTCTACCGTTGATCATTCTTAAAATGCTATCACATGTATTTATGATGGTATCCAGATACTCTAGTTTCATCACTGCCTGCTGTATCTCCTCATCTGATTCCATATACAGTGGCAGATCTTGCTTGAGAATCTTTAGGTCAAAAGGTTTCTCTGCATATACTCTTGCAGGTGCTTTGCCTAGGTAGTATTCAGTTTTTTCACGAAGTAAATTCTTATACTTCATCTCTCGTTCTTTCTTCATGAGAGAGAAGTTGTTATAGTATTCTAGGTACTTCGCATGAAGTGAAGGGACTTGACGAGACACATCTGCTAGTTTCTCGTAGTCCTTATCAATTTTACAATCTTCACGCCATTCATTCTGTAGTTCATCTAGATTCATAATTTAATACGAGTTCCTTTGTTAGCTTTTCTAATATCGTATAAAGTATACCTGAAAGTTACCGATGCTGTCAGTGGTTCAATATCTCCAACACTAACATCAAATGGCAAAGAGCCTAGTGATATGGGAAACACATCTCTGAAAACAACATCGAAAGCAGGAATTAAATTGTTATTGAGTACCTGTAATGTTGCGTCCTGAGTTAGGATGTCAAAGTCTGTAGTTTGTTTTGGATCTTTATATTTGTTAAGATACTCTTGTCTCTCATCAAAATACTCAGGAACACCTAGTGCACGAATCCAGTTGTGAATTTCTAGATAGTTTTCTAAATCTTCATCTACTAGGAACTCAATACTAAAAGATCCAAACTCCATGTTGCCTGGTTCAGGCAGTTTGATAAAGGGTGTAGATCTCTCGATAGTTCCAAGAGAAACATCAGGGATTGATGCAGACTTACACAAGAAACTTGTTTTGGGACTACGTTCCAAAAGAAATTTAAATCCACCAGGACTCAAATAGTTTCTGTTTTGTAATTGATTATTATACCAACCCATGATCTGAGAGACTGTTATCATCTATATTTAGACATAAAAAAGAGACCCCTTCCAGGGTCTCGGTCGCACTACATAAGGATTGATTTACATATTCTCTTACATTGGGTTTGGTTTAGGGCATCACATTCAATTAGACAAGTGTAGTAATCATTGAGTTTTTGTTGCTCTAATTCAAGGTCATCTATGGTGTCCTCAAAATGACGCCATTCGTCTAATTGGTTGCGAGACAGGAGAGATCGCATGTTCACCTCCATGCAAAATTACACATGATATACAAGGGAGGGGGTTTTTCATTACATTTTTTCACCTCACATAATTCTGTAACTAATTATACAGGTTTCCTAACATATAGTGTATCGACTTAAACAAAATTTATGCCTATTTGAAAATCTTATGGCATAAAAAAAGAGGGTCCGAAGACCCTCTCGTATAAGTTGTGAATGAATCACATGAGGTTTGCAACCTTGACACGTCTGTAGTAACGGTTTGCGTTTGCATTGAGGGCACCTTCACCCTGTGCAGTACCTTCTGCGAAGGGGTTAGCAACCATACCGTAACGAGTCTTGAAGCCGATCTTGGGCTGGAAGCTGTTCTGACCCACGGCACGAACCATCTGGAGGGGCACGTAGGGGCAGTAGAAGAGACCTGCGTCATATGCGGAGGAACCCTTATAACCAGCAACGTAGAAGTGATCGTCAGCCACGTTAGCAGAGTAGGGGTCAACGTAGACCTTGATGCGACCGTTGAGAGTACCAACCAGGGTGCTGGAGGTATCGTCGGGCACAAGACCGTTGTTGCCTGCGAGTGCGGGTGCATAGTCAAGCACACCAGCCATGGACAGAGCAGATGCCACGTCTGCAGAGCAGATCAGCATGTTGCCCTTCCCACGACGAGTCTCGTGACCGATTGCGTTTGCGTCACGCTCGATTTGGAACAGCAGACCCTTGAACTTCTCAACTGACCAACGACCGTTGGAATCAACGTCCAGGTCGAAAGTACCAGTGGTTGCCACATTGTTTTGTGCACCAGGACGTGCAATGCGGTAGATGGTACGAACAACCTCACGGTTGATTTCAGCCAGCACTTCAGTGCTGAGGATGTTTGCCAGTTCCGACTCAGCATCAAGACCATGAATTGCCTTGAGGTCCTGAGCCAGTTCCAGGGTGTATTCTGCTTTCAGAGCACGTGTCTTTGCAGACACGGTGACCTTCTCGATGGAGAAGTTCATTTCAGCAAACTCGTTACCCGAGGTGCCATCACCCAGTGCTTCACCCTGAGCAGTGGTCATACCTTGACCACCTTGGGTGTAGGTGCCACCCTCGTTGAGGAGCTTGGGGTTGGAACCAGTCTGGGTATTCGATGCCAGGCTGTTACCGCTGTTCTCTGAGGAGAACTCGGAATCTGCTTCGTTGAAGAATGCTTCTGTACCAGCAGTACGGTTGGTGCCGTAACGTGAACGCATTGCGAAGATCAGACCTGTAGGACCAGTCATGGGCTGGACACCACAGATGTCATACGCAATCAGTTGGGGCATTGAACGGCGGATCAGGCTGATCAGCACGGGGTCGAAACCTGCGGTAGGACCTGTTGCGGT